GGGTATTCTCGCGAGGACCCCCCTACGGGTACCTTTATGTCTACTATTCTTCTACTTTAATTACTCTCTTGTATAAACCTAAAACATTATACTTAATAATCTCATCAATTGCATCTTCTATTGCTAGTTCTTCATCAGCTTCACTTAATTCATCTGAAGTAATAGTAACTCTTGCTAAGTATGCACAAGTATAGTAACCATTGTCTTCATCAAACGCAAGCCATTCATCAAACTGCGTAAAGGGATCAAATGGATTATCAATAGTAGTTAACATTGTTCTTGCCATAGATTGTCCTTTCTATCCTAACGCTTTCGCTAATACAGTTGTTGAGATACCTAATGAATCAGCAATTTCTGATTGGGTGTATCCTGCTGCACTTCTGGATTTAGCTAATGCTAATTTAGCAGGCGTTAATGTAGTAGATGTTCTGGGAGTGGCTAATGTTTTAACTTTATCCAGATCGGTGTTCTTTAGAACTTGCACGAGGGTGTTATTACTTAAAGCCCCTGCCTGTATTGCTTCCCATTCTTTAGGTTTAATATCGATCCTTTGTTTGCCTGCGCCTACTCTACTACGGGCTTCTGTAATAGCTTGCCCCTTAATCTTCTGTAGGGTTTTGAAGTCAATGTCTGGATTGGCCTCTTTTTTAGCAGCCACTACTTTGTTAGCAAACAGCTGGGCCTGTCGTTCAATAGGTGCATTCTTTAAAGCAATGTTTAATTGCGCTTTTAATGATGCTACTTCTTTCGCATAGGTCTTGTTTGCCGATGGTGAGTACGTTATAGCCTTTGTTTCTACTAACGTCTTACGTGCTTTATTGGCAAGACTCTTAAGATCATTAGCATAATTAGCATACGTGTTTTCTTTTAATGTTCCTGATGATAACTTTCTAGCATCATCTATCTCATCCATCTTAGTAGACTTTATTGTCTTCTTAACTAATACGCCCTTCTTATTAACATACGATTCACCTGTATACTCATAAATTTTCTTTCCTGTTTTAGGATCAATTTTATACTGATCTTTTCTATCAGGAACACGTTTCTCAGATGAGGCTTTAGATATGAGGGTTGAGGCACCAGCCTTTTCACTGCCTTGATATTTCTTTTTTAAAGCAGCAACACCATTATCAATATATGACTGTTTGTAATTTAAGTTATGCTTTTCAGCATCAATTACGACCATTGAATGTTTAACTGCTCGAGCTATTTCTGTATCATTAGCTCCTTTTATAGTCATATCGGTAATCAAATTAGAAATATCGCCCATCTTCATCTGTTTAGTTTTATCAGTCATCTTAGGCATACCATCATATGCAGGATATGCTTCTTTTGGATTAAAGTTTTGAAGTGCTTTTAACGGACTAGATCTCTTAATTGTTTTTCCATTTGTAGGTATAACAATTACTGAATCGCCATCAAAATCTGCACCAGATAGTTGTTCGGCCACTTTAGGATGAATACCAACAGCATCTTTAGCGTTGCCAATTAATCTTCTGATTAAAGGTTGTTTATTATTTACTGTTAGTTGAGGAATCTCAAACGTTCCACCGTGTGGGTGTCTGATTAATACAACTTGCTCCCCATCTCGATAGTTAGGCGCAAATATCTGATCTTCCTTCATTTTAGGAAAAGGTAATATAACATGCGACATTTGACGTGGTAGTGCGGCAGCTTTTAAATGCACAGCGGAAGCATCACAGTCATCAGCAAAAGATAAAAGTAAGGCTTTTTTAACTGCAGGATTGGTAAGCGACATTATTTCTTCAAATTCTTCTTTTTTAGAATTTAAAGACAACTCTAGTTGCTGCTTTATCAAGGAATGTGGCTGTTTAGATAATACTTGAGAGGATAAGTTTTTGGACCATTTAGCCCAATCCCCTTCCTCGTTAACTATATTTAAAGCTCCTCTTTGACCGCCCGCTTTAATAGCTGCTCCGAAAGGATTATCGGGGTCATCAGTCATTGGTTTGAATACTTTCTCTTTAGGTGTGTCTTTTGTTTTATTTGAATTATATACAATATCTACACCATCTGGTAAGTTATCTGCATACATGGCCATCCCTTTTAAGAAATACTTTCCATCTACACCAATACGAACTTGCGCATATTTTGAATTACCTAGTGATAAATCATCTACACCTCTTCTTAATTCTATAACCCCATCTTTGTCTGCTCCGCCTTCTTCTTTATACCTAATCATCACTTTATTAGAGTCTACATTTTTTATAGGTTCTAATCCATAGAAGGTTCTACCCCCATCCTTTGAATGAAACTCTGTAGGCATTTGAATTTGATCTTTATGATCGTTTACTTCTTTCCAAGGAGTACCAGGAGCTGCTGCTACCATTAAGGTTGTTTTCTTACCAGTTCCTGCTTGTTCTACTTGTAGATAATGTATTTCGTATCCTTCTTCTTTTAGAACCGCTAATGCTGTTTTTAGTTTTGTTCTACTAACCCCAATATGGTTCTCAACGCCTAGACCAACATCAATATATCCTTTTGTTGCTATACTATCCTTTAACATATTAGCAGTAGCAATTGTCATCTCAGATCTTTCTTGTAGAACAGGATCTAATAGTGCTCGAACCGACGATTCGTTTCTTCCCATTTTTCTTCCAATCTCTACATTAGAATATCCCTTGTCTTTTAGTCTAATAGCCATAGCTGTATCAGCTTTTCTTTTTTCAGCAACAGCTAATGATTTTTTAGCTCTTAATTCGGAGGTTTTTATACCTAGTCCTTTAGCTATTTCTACTTCACTAAGACCTTGTCTTCTTAAATTATCAACATAACCAAGGAATGAGGTACCGCGTTGTTCTGGATCTTCTCCGCTTCCCCAAGGGTACCTTCCCGATCTACGAGGGGTACCATAATGCTTTAATTCATCCATGCTTAACCCTCCATTTTTAATTTATCTATACGCTTATCGAAAGTTATTATTTTCTCCATAATGAACAGAATATCTTCTCTTGAAGGATCGTGTACTACCATTTCATCATTCTGGTAGATTCGAAGTTCCATCTCGATAGAATTAGGATTTACACCATACTCTAGACAGAATAAAGCTACATATATTTCTAGTTGTCGCATAGATGTGGGTGAGACACCAGATTTAAAGTCGTGAATTCTTAGAAAATTCTTTTTAAAACTAATAGCATCCACTGTGCCAAAACAGTTATCTGAATAATATAAAGGCTGCTCGGTTATCATCTTATAGCCTATAGCATCATTAACATACATATTTAATGTCTGCTTAGTCTTTGGTAATCTGATTCCTAATTTTATAGCTTCATCTGCAAAGGCATGTAATCTTGTTCCACGCTCTGTGGCTAAGTGTTTTAGAAATGCATTAGACACTTTCTCTTCATCATAGTTAGTCCAATGATATTTACTAGCGCCTAGAAATGCGTGAAGTCCTACGAGATCCGAATGTCTGTTGAAGTTCATGTAATACCTCCTCTTTATTTTCTGGATAAATTGTTCGGGCAAAGGACATTTTATCTAGCTCTGTAATATAGTATTCTTGATTTGGTTGATGATCTTCAAATGCATCTCGTTTACATTCTAGAGCGGCCCATTTATTATTATACAAAATTAAAAGATCTGGAAATCCCTGAATATAGTTAGCATCGTTTTTTAAAACGAAACAACCTATGAACATAGATTTTAGCTCTTTAATCAAATTAGCCTGAAATCTACTTTCTAGCATGAAAGCTCTCCTTTTCAAAAAATAGAAGATATGTACGAGTGCGCATATCTCCTTCTATTATAGCATATGTTAATGACGCGAGCTGTTTTATAGATTAAATAGCTTTTTACTAACAAAATCTGTCTCATTAAAATCTTTTTTATTTTTTAATGAATTAGCTATTCCTAAATCAATTTTAGAACTCGAGTAAAAGTGATAATAATATAAATCTGTAAACGGACTATTAAGTCTATCTATTCTTCCTGCAGATTGGTGCATTATTTTATAAGAATAGTTTTGAGAATAGAAAATTATAGAATCTGTTTCTATACAGTTCCACCCTTCCGCTCCAGACGTATACTGCACTAAGTACGCCCAACTCAAAGTCTTTGGTATTAGTTCGTGTTTGTGCCCGTTCCACTCGCTAAACGGAATATCTTCATCAATACATAACTCTCTTAGTAAATCTAATTCATAATTGAAATTATAAAAGATTATAACTTTTCTTTTTTCTTTTATAATCTTTTGAACTTCTAACAATCTGGACGGATCAGAGTTTGTTATTTTTCTCCAAACGAAGAAAAGTTCACTAACATTAACAATCGGCTTATTTTCGAAAACGTTCCATCTTTTATTACTTACACGATCATACAACTCTTTATCATAATTAACCATAATTTTCATATGGTGAGCGATTGTGTTTTTTTTATAGTCCATATGGATAAGAATTTGTTTTCTAAGCTCGACTAATCTGTATGTGTCAACATATCTATTAATTTTAGGATACTTAACAAAATTGTCAAACACCACATGACTTCTTATAAAGTCGGTTCTGTTTTTATAGAAACCATTAGCTACAAACACTGGGACATAATCCATCCATGTGTCACCAGGTGTAGCACTTAATAATAACCATTTGTTTTTTTTAGTAATCTTTAAAAACGATTTAACCCATGCGCCAGCGCCAACAACTCTTTGTTCGTCAAATATGAAGAACGCATTCTCTACATTGGTATACTTACCTATATTGTTCCAGGAGTCAATAGTTACTAATACTCCAGAATGACTTGCCGATCTATCATTTGTTGATAAAAGGAAGTTTGAACATTCTTTTTCCCACTCTAAAGTATCCCTCTTTCTAGCTGTAGTAATTATATATAGATCTGTAGGGTTCATCATTGGTGAGTCTATTTCACCATTAAAGTCTATATAGCCCCAACAGACGTTTTCA